GGAACCTATGACACCGTAACGCGTCAGATCACTGGTATTCCAAGTACCAGTGGTCTTGACACCACCTACATGATTGTAGGCAACGGCTTCCCTAATGCCACATTCATTGAAAGCGTTGATTCCGCCACGCAAGTGACGGCTTCTACCTATTCGACTGAAACCGCTACGGATGGCGTCATTTATTTCCAAAAAGTAAAATACGACCTTCCAGATGATTATGATTCTATTGTGCCTCGCACTCAGTGGGACAAATCCAAACATTGGGAAATGCTTGGCCCTGAAGACGCCCAGCAATGGGAATGGCTGCTTAGCGGTTATATCAGCACTGGGCCGCGTATTCGGTGGCGTCTGTATGGCAATTATTTTCAAATCTGGCCTGGAACCTCTACCAACGAATATCTTGGATATGAGTATCGTAGCAAGGGCTGGGCACGGGCCGCTGGCGGAACCGTAAAGAATAGCTTTACGCTTGATACCGACACCTGCATCTATCCAGATCGGGTTATGGTCTTAAGCACCAAGCTTAAGTATTTCCAAGCCAAGGGCTTTGATACAACGGCGCTTTACCGAGATTATCTTACAGAGCTTGAAACGGCTATGGCGCAGGACACCAGTGCGGCCAACCTTTCGTTCGCGCCAAGACCGGGCAACATCCTTATCGGCTACGACAATATTCCTGATAGCGGTTTTGGCCGTTAAAATGAAAATGTTACGAATAAGCCCATCTTTTTTTGTTTTTAATGCGGCTTATGGTGTTGGCAGCAACGCCATAATCGACAGCAATTTCACGTTGAAGTCGGTTATCTTTTCGAATTTCAAAAACTTGTTGTTCCGTCAATTTTGCCGTACCACAACGCTCTCCGCGATTTGTAGTACCATGTTTAATTTTGTCGGCATGATTATTTTTGCTAGTGTCCCAACGAAGATTGCTCAAATTGTTATTTTGAGGATTTCCGTCATTATGGCAACATTCCATTCCATGCGGACGTTTTTCAACAAATGCTTCCAATACAAGAGTATGCGGTTTAACAATTTTTTGTTGGTTTTTGTTCCAAAGTCCCAAATATGGTCTACCATTGCTGCCAATGGTAAGATTTTTAATTTTTTCAGTATTTTTGGATCGAACACGGCCAAAATCAGACACCTCGTAAATGTCTTCAAATCCTACAACGGGCTTCCAGTTTTCCATAATGCCCATACTATACATATTGGGATGGAATAGCAATGGATACGCGCCGACTGGTCCAGCAAACTACTGCAAATGTTGCCTCGATTCCTGCGCCCATAGGCGGTTGGAACGCACGGGATTCGTTTGCAAATATGGACCCGGCAGACGCCGTTACCATGATCAATATGTTTCCTACCGTATCAAACCTTACGATGCGGGGCGGATACCAAAGGTACACGACTGGCCTAGACGGTCAGGTTCAAAGCCTGATGACGTATTCTGGCGGCACGACCTCAACGCTGTTTGCGGTAACGTCCACAGGCAAGCTTTACGACGTTAGCAATGGCGGTGCCGTAGGTGCGCCCAAGGTCACGGGCCTTAATGGCGGCATATGGAACTATATCAACGTATCTACATCCGGCGGCAATTATCTTTATGCCGTAAACATTGCTGCGCCTGATCAGCCCTTGCTTTATGATGGTACAACTTGGGTGCAAATTTCCGGTGTCGGGGCAATTAACATTACGGGCGTTACAACCACGAAACTGGGCAATATTTGCCTATTTAAGAATCGTGTCTGGTTCATCGACCGCAACACGCTAACAGCGTGGTATTTGCCAACGTCATCCGTAGGCGGCGCGGCTCAACAGCTTAACCTGCAATCCATCGCCCGCTTCGGCGGTCACATTGTTGCAATTGACACCTGGACGCTTGATGCGGGCTATGGCGTTGACGATAACTTAGCGTTCGTAACAAGCGAAGGCGAAGTCATTTTATATAGCGGCACGGATCCTGCAAGCGCGTCTACATGGTCGCTTATTGGTGTCTGGAAACTAGGCTCGCCCATTGGCGGTCGTAGCACCCTTAAATGGGGCGGCGACCTTCTCATTTTGACGTATGACGGCCTTATGCCTATGGCGGGGTCATTGCAGTCATCTAGGCTTGATCCCCGTGTAGCCCTCTCTGACAAGATTCAAGGGGCCATTACGGCGGCAACCACGTCTTACGGCGGCAACCATGCTGCGGTTGGCTGGCAAGTTTATTATATTGCCAAGAACAACGCGGTTTGGATCAACGTCCCCGTGGCCGACAATCAGCAAGAACAATATGTGATGAACACCATCACAAAGTCTTGGTGCCGATTCACGGGCTGGGGCGCGTTTTGTTGGGAAACCTTCTTTGACGATCCGTACTTTGGCGGCGATGGTTTTGTAGGCAAGGCTTGGACCAATACGTTTTCGGACAATGGTAGCAACATCGCCACCCAAACAATCCAAGCGTTTAACTATTTCGGCAATCGCGGCGTCAAGAAGTATTTTACCCGCGCTCGGCCCAGCCTTTATACCAATGGTTCGCCTAGCGTTTCGCTTGGCATGAACATCGACTTTGACGTTTCCGATACAACCGCGCCTATTGCGTTTACGCCAACTTCGTATGCAAGTTGGGACACGGCAACATGGGACAATAGTTATTGGGGTGCTGGCAATAGCGTTTCAAACGTCTGGCTTGGCATTACCGGAATAGGCTATTGCGGCGGCATCCAGTTTAAAACGCTAAGTTCTGGCATTGAGGTTCAATGGGCCTCAACCGACATAGTGTACCAACAAGGGTGGGCGGGCATATGATTTTTGCAAATGAAAAGTTTGCTGATTGCTCGACCGAATGTGCTATTTTTGTCACAATGCATTGGGAAGAACTTTTTGGTAAGAAAAAATTTAGGGCCAATTGGAAGGCTGTGGAAGCCTTGGAAAAAGCCGGGCAATTTGCCTATTACACTATGCGTGACGATCTAGGCAAACTATGCGGCCATGTTGGCTATAGGATTACCGATTGTCCGTTTTTTGGATGTTTGACGGCAACAGATTCATTCTTTTATGTGCTGCCTGAACATCGTGGGACGCATGAAATTAGCAACCTGCTAAAGTTCGCTGCAAAGCATTTACAGGCTTGCGGCATAGAGGATGTATTTGCGGCTCATCTTGTTGTAAACAATAAGTTGCCCGCCGCAATGGATCGCGCTGGTTATAGCTTGGTCAGCGCAATGTATAGATACGAGGGAGAATAAAATGTGTTTCCATAGCCCAAAAGCACCAGCAGCGCCCGATTATGCGGCGGCTGCACGGGAACAAGGCATTGCCAACGAAAAGGCGGCAACGCAAAGCAATGTCAGCAATAACCCTAATATCATCAGTCCTTACGGCAATCAGACCGTAACGTGGAATAGCACGGGTGCGCCAGGTAATGTTCCACAGGCCACTGTAACCCAAACGCTTACGCCTGAGGCCCAAGCCACGCTAGAGGCACAGCAGCGCGTTCAAAATCAATTTGCCAATCTTGGCGAAACTGGCATTGGAAATGCACAAGGCACCCTAAGCCAAGCGTTCAATCCCAACCTACCTAATCTACAAACGGGTCTTGATATGTCTGGCGTTGCGGCCATGCCTGTTAATGCAGGGATGACGGGTCAAGCGGCCATTATGTCTAGGCTTCAACCTCAGATTCAGCAACAGCAAGAGGCATTGGCACAACAGCTTGCCAACCAAGGCATTACGCCTGGTAGCGAGGCATACAACAATGCCATGCGTACCCAAGGCAATCAGCAAAACGATCTGTTGACCCAAGCGGCTTTGCAGGGCCTCAACCTTGATATGTCTGCTAATAACCAAGGCTATAACCAAGCCCTGCAATCTGGCCAGTTTGGCAACACGGCCTTGCAGCAGTCTTTGGCCCAGCAGACGGCTTTGCGTAATCAGCCTATCAATGAGGTTACGGCCCTCATGTCGGGATCGCAAATCCAGAACCCGCAGTTCCAACAATATACGGGCTCTAATGTTGCGGCGGCTCCCGTATTCCAAGGCGTCCAAGCCCAGAACCAAGCGGCTATGGATTTGTACGGTATCAAGCAGGGTGCTGCTAATGCCAACATGCAGGGGCTTACAAGCCTAGCGGGTGCTGGAGCAATGGCGTTTTAATGCTGGCATTGGCTTTCTCAGGCGGCAAGGATTCTTTGGCTTGTTGGTATTTGTACCGCAACCAGAACCCTGTTGTCATATGGGTTAATACAGGCAAATGTTATCCAGAAACGCTTGCGTTAATTGATGAAATCAGGCGCGAAACCAACAAGTTTGTAGAAGTTAATACAGATCAGCAGGGTCATATTGAAGCCAATGGAATCCCTTCTGACGTTGTTCCTATTGATTGGACTGGTCTGGGGCATGTTATTTCTGGTGATAAACCCGTAAAGGTCCAAAGCTATCTAGAATGTTGTGCAGATAACATTTCACGGCCATTGATGCGGGCGGCTAAGGAGTTGGGTGTATCTCAATTAATACGCGGTCAGCGTATTGACGATTCCCATAAGTCGCCAGCAAGGCATGGTACAGTTGTAGACGGGATTGAGTTCATTCAGCCCATCGAAAATTGGACCGAAAAACAAGTTTTTGATTTTGTAAAATCGCAACGCGGGTCTTTACCGGACCATTACAAAATTGAGCATACTAGTTTAGACTGTTATGACTGCACGGCTTATGTAGAACATTCTGCTGACCGTGTTGCTTGGATGAAAGAAACATATCCGGCGTATTACGAAAAGTATGCCGCCAATATGTGTGCATTAAAGTCTGTTCTGATGCCCATGCTGAAGAACTTGGAGCGTTATGATGTATAACCAGAACGTCAACCTTGCGGGCATGGCCCTTACGCCCGAAGAACAGGCTCGCTTGGGTCGCGCTCAGGCTATGCAGGACGCTGGTGCCGAGCCTATGCAGGTCCAGTCCTATAAAGGCATCCAAGCCCCCGTGTCGGGCGGCGAAGCCATTGCCAAGGTCTTGCAATCCTATATGGGCGCAAAGCAAAAGGACGCCATCCTGAACAGGGCTATGGGCAATACGGGTACGTCCGTTGGTGATGCGAACTATACGGGCGGTGGCGCGCTTGATGCCATTACCGGAAATCAAATCAACAAGCCAAAGCCTTCTATGGACTTTCTAAAAAACATGTTTGCAGGATCGTAAAATGCAAAATTCTATGATCGCCCTTACCGATACAGCGTCCCAGGTTGCCGAGCTCCAGCGCCGTCAGAAGCTTGCTGAGGCCCTTTCGGCTCAGGGTGCTGCACCTATTGAGGTCCAGTCCTACAAGGGCATCCAGGCCCCTATCTCGCCGTTCTCGGCCCTAGCCAAGGTGCTTCAAACCTACATGGGCGCGAAGCAAGCGGCTGATGCAATAAAGGGCGAGAAGGAAGCGCGTAAGACGGCGCGTGAGGAAGCGGTTGGCTACCTTGAGAGCATGAAGCGTACCCCAGACATTGGCAGGTTTGAAACTCCTGTGTCGGCGCAAGAGGCAAGGCAGCAAGCGGCCGTTCCTGCATTGACGCCTGTTGCGCCCGTTGGCCCTCCTGAAATGATGCAAGTGGGCGGCATTCCAGATATGCAAGGCAATGTTACGCCTACCGCATCTGTGCAAACGCCTATGCCGCAAGTGTATAACAATGCCCAGCCATCTACATATGCAGGGCCACAGGCTACGGTTATGCCTGGCCGGGAAACCACGCCGCAAGAACGTATGGCGTCCCTGCTTCAGGCTGGCATGAGCGGCAACCCAATCCTGGAACAAATGGCTCCTGCCATGTACGGCAAGATCGAGGGCCAAATTGAAGATCAAAACAAAGCCGATAAGCTAAAAGCAAAAATTGCTAGCATAACTGGCATAACCGATGATCAAAAATCAGCACTTAGCACAATGGCAGAGTTTAACCCGCAAGCAGCGGGTAATATGTTGAAAGACATTTTGACGCCTAAAGAAGTTAAGCCAGCAGAATATAGCCAAATTCGGGCCGAAGCTTTTGGGCGTAAGCAACGAGGTGAGCCGTCGCTGCCAGGCGATGATGTTTTGCTTTATGGCGCTCGTACTGGCGCACCCGCCCGCGCTCCTGTTGCTCGCGCACCGGGAAAAGCTTTGGCTCAAGGATTGGAACAAACAACGCCTAAGCCAGCGGCTGAACCAAAATTAACTGCGTTTCAAGAAAAAGAACTGACTAAAATTTCAAAAGCATCAAGTGCAATTAATCAGGCTTTGACAACGCTTGATACTGCGCCAAAAGATGCATTTAGTTTTGGACGGGGGCTTGCCACTCTTGGCGGCGAAATGGGCGAGTCTATGGCTTCTAGGGGCGATACGCCAGAAGCTAGAAATGCAAGATACTCGGTATTCAATAATGTTTCCAATATCATTAAAGAACGCGCTGGTACGGCTCAATCTAAATCCGAAAAAGAAACCCTAATGAAGTTTCTTCCAAACCAATTTGATAGTGAGCCTGTTATTCGCAGCAAACTTGAGGAATATCAAAATTATTTAGCGGGACAAGAGCAAGCGGTTAGAAATCCTAATGCCACAATAAAGCCTGTCTCTGCGCCCGCTGCAAAAACTACAAAAGCCCCCGCCGGGGTTGATCAAAAAACTTGGGACGCTATGACTCTTGAGGAACGAAAGTTATTTCAATGACAGAGTTCACAATTGAACAAAAGCGAGCCATTGCGTTAGCAAACGCTAGAGCAAGAATGGCGCAAGAACCCGAGGCTGCGCCCGCTGCGCCACGCGTTGCGCCTAAGCCTACGTTTGGTCAAACTATGGCTGACATTGCTCAATCTGCACCAACAAAATTGGCGCAGGGCGTTGCTGGTATGGTTGGATTGCCTGGGGATATTGCCCAAGGTGTAAAGGCCGCTCAATATGCTATTGACCCTAAATACCAAGAAGGAAGTTTTGAACCTTGGAATGTTTTACCTACATCAAAAAATGTAAATACAACATTAGCTAAAGCCCTTGGTGGGTATAAGGAACCGACCACTACCGCAGGACAATATACTGGGACGGCGCTTTCCTTTATACCAACAGCCGTGGCTGGCGCAGGATCGGTTGGTAAACGTGTTTTAGAATCCGCTGCGTCTGGACTTGCGTCTGAAGCGGGTGGTCAAATGGCTAAGGGAACGCCTCTTGAAGGCGTGGCTCGTTTGGCTGGTGCTTTATCAACTGGCGTTGGAGCCAATGTTGTTAAAAATGTAAACGCTGCTGCTAAAGCAAAAAAACTTATTCCATCCATTGAAAAAATTAAAGAAGTTTCTAGCGGCCTTTATGACGCTGCCGATAATGCAGGGTTAATCATAAACAGCAGCAAAATAACACAAGAAGCATCTAAATTAAAAAATATTCTTGCCAATGAAGGTATTGATAAAAATCTTCATCCAGCGGCTTTTGCTGCCATGAATCGTTTTCTAAAAACACAAGGCAATGTCACGCTAAAAGGCGTTGAGACATTACGCAGGATTGCTTCAGACGCAACGACTACGGCAAATAAGGCCGATAGGCGCATGGCAAGAATCATTGTTGATCATATTGATGATTTTGTGGGCAATCTTAAGTCAGCCGACACAATGGGTGTTAATCCAACAGCAGCAACTCAAATGCTTTCCACGGCCAGAGATTTGTGGAAGAAATCTGCAAAAGCCCAAACGGTAGAAGATTTAATTACAAAAGCCAAAAGCAACCCAGAAGGTGTTTTGGGTTTTGAAAATGCGGTTAAGGCTCAGTTTACCAAACTTGCAAACAATGCAAGGGGCATGGCTAGGTTTTCTCCAGAAGAACAAGCAGCTATTCAAAAAGTTGCTAAGGGGGAAACTATTCAAAATATACAACGCCTTATTGGTAAAATGGCACCAACAAATCCATTTGCAATTTTTGGTTCAATAGGGGCAACGGCAATAAATCCTGCCGCAGCAAGCGCACCAATTATAGGCTCTATTGCAAAAACGGCTTCTACCTTAACCGCCGCCAAAAATGCAAAAGCCGCAAGCCAATTGATTCGCGGCGGCGTTAAACCTACAAGAGTACCAGTTTTGGATAGACGCGCCTTATTGGCTGCTCAAATGGCAACACAGGATCAAGAACAATGAGTTTCAACGGCACTGGTACATTCAATATCAACACTAGCGGTCAGCCTGTTGTCACGGGCACGACCATTAGTTCGACCGTGTTCAACGCCCTTACGGCTGACCTTGGCAACGGCTTGACCAATACCTTGACCAAGGACGGGCAGTCTACCCCGACCAACAACATCAAGCTTGGAGGCTATAAGCTAACGGGCGTCGGCCAGGCCACGGTGTCGGGCGATGCGTTGGCTTATGGGCTTAACGCCACGCTGAACGACCTTACGATTACAGGCACCGTAACGCTTTCTGGCGGCATTACTGGCACGACCATTAATAGCACCACCATTGGAGCTACAACGCCTAGCACGGGCGCGTTCACGACCCTATCAGCGTCTAGCACGGTAAGCGGCGCAGGGTTCACGGCTTACTTTGCATCGCCTCCCGCCATTGGCGGTACGGCGGCTGCTGCCATTACTGGGACAACCATTACCGGAACGACCATTACCGGGACGACCATTACCGCCAATACGCGTTTCGTTGGCGCAATTGACGGCACGGTCGGTGCAACGACTGCGGCGGCTGGTTTGTTCACAACGCTTGGCGCTTCTGGCGTTACGACTATGGGCGCTGACGGCGTATTTACCGCCGCATATTCGCCTACGTCGGTTCGCAGCATTGGCTACCGGGGCGTTCCGCAGGTCGCTAAGACCGCTAGCTATACCTTGGACTTGGTTGATTCCGGTCATCATATTTATCTGACGGGCTCAACGGCTTCGCAGTCCATTACGATTCCGGATAATGGTTCTAAAGCCTTTCAAATTGGCACGACCATTTCCATCGTCAATGGCTCTAGCGTAACTTGGACGGTTCCAATAACAGCAGGATCACCAACCAACACCTTGACGCTTGCTGGTGGAACGACTTCAGGAACGCGAACATTGGCCGTGGGCGCGGTTGCGACCATTATCAAGGTTACGGCAACGGCATGGTACATTAGCGGCGCTGGAGTCTCCTAATGAGCGGCGTTGGCATGATGCTGCTTGCGGGTGGTGGAGACATAGTTAAAATTTCTAATGTCAACATTTATGATACTACTACTGGCGGAACGGCATCCGCTACTTATCAATTAACGTCTGCTGGTGTAATTAATTCCATCAAAAATACAGGCGGCACAACCTCATTGGGAAATTGGGTTGTGCCAGGTACTTCTGCTTCAAATTACGAGGCCCTTGTAACTGTTACATCTGGAACCCTTACAAGCGGTACGTCTGGGGTATGGCAAGCATTGTCAGTAACTAGGTCTTGGTCTAGAAACAGAACATCAACAGGCATTACAACTGCTGGTATAACTGTTGATATTCGATTAATTGGAACCACAACCGTTTTGACAACTGCGTCAATAAATCTAACCGCTGAGTGGGCCTAAAATGACCGATCAATCAGTAGAAACTCAGATTGCTTTGCTCCAAGCGGATATGGCAGCATTGACCAAGGCCGTTGCCAAGCAATCTAGCGACATTGAGGGCTTGGTTCAGGCTTGGAAAACAGCCAATGGCGTTGTGTCATTTATGAAATGGCTTGCCAGCATTGCCGGGGCATTTGCTATTTTGTTTAGCGTTATCAAACTCAAACTGTTTAACGCACATTAAGGATATTTGAAATGATTGAAGAACTTGTATCTCACGTTTTTGCCATGCGTAACGCTGCCCATACGGCGCATTGGGCTACAAAGTCTTATAGCGAGCATAAGGCCCTCGGCAAATTTTATGATGAATTGATTGATAAAATTGATGCCATCGTAGAGGCGTATCAAGGCTGGTATGGCTTAATTGGAGAAGTTCGTATCCTTATGATGCCAAAGGATGATATAACCAGCAAGATCAGGGATGAACTGGCCTGGATTGCTACCAATCGCAGCAAGATCGCCAAAAATAATACGATGATGGAAAACCTAATTGACGATCTTATGCAACTTTACTCCTCAACCCATTACAAGCTAGTGAACCTGAAATAACCAAAGTAAGGAACCTATGTGTCTTATACGGATGACGAGTTTATCGCCGCTTGGCAAAAGAGCGGTGGAAGCCCAATAGTCTTAAGCGGTATCATTGAAATGGATATTCGCAGCGTCTATAGACGCAGAGCTAAAATGGCCAATAAGGGCATAATCTTAACGACAACACCAAACGAAGTTACAAAAGGCCAAGACAAGACTCGGCGTACAGATGTTGGCCGCGCTTATGCAAGGCAAAATGACTACAACATCGACAACGGTACTATTATCGTCTTTTCAGACGCGCATTTTTGGCCTGATCACAACCAGACCGTAGCCAATATGGCGCTGGTAGAATTGATCAAAGAACTTAATCCCAAGACCATTATCGCCAATGGCGACATATTTGACGGGGCGGGCGTTAGCCGCCATCCGCCCCTTGGCTGGTCCAAGCTGCCTTCCGTAAAAGAAGAACTTGAAATCTGCGATGAGCGATTGCATGAAATCGTAATGGCATCCAAGACAAAGGCGGATTTATTCTGGAATGTTGGCAATCACGATATGCGGTTGGACCGTACTTTGTGTATGGCTGTTCCTGGCTTTGAAGGTGTGGTTCAAAGGCTAGACGAACGCTTCCATGCTTGGAACTTTGCATGGTCGCTTAACGTCAATGACCATACGATGATCAAGCACCGTTACCATAATGGCGCACATGCCGCGTACAACAATGCGATGAAATCTGGTCGGTCAATCGTAACCGGGCACCTTCACAGGCTGATCGTAACGCCGTGGGGCGATTATAACGGACGTAGGTATGGCGTTGATACCGGCACGCTATCGGATCCGCATGGCCCGCAATTTGACTATGCCGAGAATAACCCAAGCCCACATTGCTCAGGCTTTGCGGTCTTGACGTTTAGGAATGGCATGTTGCTTCCGCCTGAGTTGGTAGAAGTTATTGATAACGTGGCTTACTTTAGGGGCCAGGCAGTTATAGATGCGTCGGGAGAATAATATGGGTTTTGGCGTTAGCGATGCGATTGCGGCTGGTTTAAAGATTGTAGATAAGTTCGTTCCCGATCCGGCGGAAAAAATTAAGGCCGAGGCCGCATTGCGTGAATCCCTACTAGCTTGGGATGCACAACAAAACACCGTCAATGCGGCCGAAGCCAATAACTCATCGGTGTTTGTTGCTGGCTGGCGTCCTGCCATTGGCTGGGTCTGTGCCATTGCCCTTATGTACCAATACACCTTGTCGCCCATTGCGGTATGGATTGCGGGCATGGCGCATTATGCCCTTCCTACGCCGCCCTCGCTTGATAACAGCCTATGGGAACTGATGTTTGGTATGCTAGGCATGGGCGGTCTGCGTACATTTGAAAAACTAAAAGGCGTTGCTTCAAAATGATCGGTAACTTTGACGAATCCCTACGGCTTTTGCTTAAGTCTGAAGGCGGTTTCGTAAACCATCCTATCGATCCAGGCGGTATGACATGCCTAGGCGTCACCAAGGCCGCGTGGGAGGCGTACACGGGCGAAACATGCCACGAGGCTGATATGCGAGCCTTGACGCCCAGGGCCGTCACGCCCTTCTACAGAGACAATTACTGGGATAAGATAAGCGGCGATGCTTTGCCTGAGGGAGTTGACTATGCGATATTCGACTTTGCAGTTAATTCGGGGCCTATGCGGGCGGTTAAGGTACTTCAATCTAGCCTCGGTCTTATCACGGACGGGGGCATTGGACCTAAAACCCTTGCTGCTATTTTAAAGAAGAATCAGGAAACCCTGATTGAAACATACTGCGAGGCGCGTCTGAATTTCCTCAGCGCCTTGCCGACATGGAAAACATTCGGCAAGGGCTGGGAACGACGCGTTGACGAAGTATCAAGGCGAGCCAAGATGATGCTTAAACAAGCGTCCCATAATAAGCGATGATGGCGGCTTCTGCCCTACCATCATGCTTTTTTAGTGGCCATTGGTGAGACTGGCGCGGCATGAGTTCAGATGCTCTTAGCCGCGCCCCATCCTTATCAGTTGGCGTCTTGGTAACCCTCTTCCAGACTTGAGGCGTTACCTCAATAATCGGAATAAAGTTAGCCGCAACGGCACCGATAACCACCCCGGCAGCGCGTCCAAATGTAAACGCCCCGGCGTGGCCATTCCCGGGCATAGATGCAACCTTTTCTATGATGCACCTAATGCCTTGGTTTTTTGCCCATACGTCCAAGATAACCGCAAGCTGGGCATGGTCTACACGCCGCTTGGTGCCGTCCTGTAGGGTGGGCATATCAAAGATTTCCAATCCATCGTCAGTCAATAGAGCCAAGGCTCCAGAGAGACCTGGATCAACGCCTATGATGGGTGTCATGCAGCCTTATCCATATAATTGATCATAAGGCTTTCTAGGTAATAAACCCGATCTTCCAATTCCTCTAATCGGCTTTTGGGCTTTTCCTTCTTGGTAACAGCAAGCAAACCATAACCAAGCGTGATGCGGTACTTTCCTACAACGCCACGAGCATTACCGACATAATCGGGTATAGCTTCATAAGCGACACGTTCGTCATCCCAACCTTCTAAATAAACAGCGCCTTCATTTGTGGTGGTAAGATGCTGCCTAAAAAGATCGGATACTTTAACAATTTCAATAGCGGTCAGTTTCTTAAAGGTAGGATTCAGTGATTGAGCCATGTGTTTTCTCCTAAAAAGGAATTTCATCGTTGAAGGGTAGGCCATTGTTCGTGCCGCGCTTGCGGCCTTCGGCCTGTCGCTTGGCAAGGCTGTCCCTTGGCAATGCTACTTTCTTGCCGTGGGTGAAAATCTCGCCAGTTTCTTTGTTCTTGTACTCAATGAAGTTGACGCCAGCATCTATTGGTTCCGCGCCGTGTACAAAGTCTGGAATCAATAGATGCTGGTCGCAACCGTTGCGCTGATCCGCGCCCGTCAAAAACGTATCGGCCAATTCGCAGCGCCATTTACCGTCGGCAACGGGCGTTGAATGGGCACAGGTACGGCAATTGACTTGCGCTGGCTCTGCATGATGGCAAAGCCGATACATATCGCAGAACTTACATTCCCAATATGCAGGATCATCGCTTAGTCTTAGTGGTGCAGTCTTAGCCTCAACAATTGTGTTGGCGCGGTGATTATATTGCTTAAACACCGCAGAATCTGCGGTGATCCACTCCGTGTAGATCGCGTCGGTATTTTTATTGATCGCGATATACATGGCCGCGTCAAGCTTCAGCAGACCCATATAGACCTGCATCTGGGCAAAATGTTGTGGCTTTTCAGTCTCGACGCACCAGGCCGATAGCTTGGTGAACGCCTTTTCTCCCATAGTTTTGCATTCGAGGACGGCCCAGACGTTAGGATTTTCGACAAAACCTTTTCCTACGCCATCGACAGACCCACCAAAATGACCAGAGTCATTGCGGCAAGTTATCTGTTTACCGTTTTCTTCCACATGAAGTTCCACGCCAATGCCGCGCAATTCCTCATGGATTCGGGCTTCCTCTCGATGCCCGGTATTAAAGAGGCGCAAGATGCGCCCCTCAAATTTCGGTTTAACGGCCCAGCGGAAATTGAGCCATAGGTATCGGTTGCAGTTATGCCCGATCAAGGACGCACCAAGGTGTTCCCGGAAATCCTCGGTCTTGGCTTCATACCAGCCAAAGATTTGGCTAGCGGTCGTCACTTGATCGGGCTTGCTCATTTACTTGCGCTCCCAAGGCTTAGCGGCGGCCGCTGACGCCGTTGACGATGCAGACGGTGCCGCACCAGCACCTGCACGCTTGTAGCCCATCACGCGGTTCCTGGTGGGGTCTTTGCGATCAATGTCCAGAACCAGAATAAACGGAATATCGTTAAGCTGGTCGGTGTCATCGAGTTCCGCAAAACCGCAAGCCTCGGAAACGGCCTTAAGGTTTGCACGGGCAATCTTTTCGGCAACTTCGTTAGGGTTATGCAGGTTCAGGTTTTCCCAAATCTTGCGGTCGGCATACTTGCCTTCGATGATCTGCATGGTCAGGGCGAGATATTCGCCCGTACCTGCCTTGGTGACCTTCATCTGGCTTTCTGTGACCATTGCCATGTATTCGCCCTTGGGCAATGGATCGTAATCGCTCTTGGGCGCTTCATAGGTGGAAATATCGAAATGGACCTTAGCCATGATTTAGTTTCCCTTTTTGATGGAGTTTGAAAATTCGGACCAGATCATTGGTATGGTGTCTGGCAGGCTGTAGCGGTTCTTGGCCATATAGGCTGGCCGCTCGCTCGTAAACAACAATCTTTCGCCCGTGGAGATTCCCCGGTTGCTCGTCTTGTTGAATCCCACATCGTCTTTCTTAACGATGGTTTTGTAGTTGGCAAACAGCACGGCATCCGCCCATTCGCGTACAACGGAACTGGAACGCTCCTGTAGCTTAGGCTGATAGCGGTCGTATGGTTCGACCTCTGGACTGTCAAAACGCTTGATAGCGGTATGGGCCAGCAGGATAACTGCCATGCCCTTATCGTTACGCAAGGCATTCAGGCCATCCAAAACATCTCGCCATTTCTGCGCCGCAATGATAGCGCCCTTGCCATAGGCTAGGTCTTTGGCGTCATACTTGGATTCGATTTCCTTCTGGATCATAGCCTCTAGCCAATCCAGGCTATCGACTACCACCGTTTGGAAAGCGTGTTCTTCGCTATATAGCGTGGCAATTGCGTCCATAACGTCCTCGGCATTAGCAGCCAAAGGGAAATGGGCAATGTCTAGCGATCCTAAGCCATCCTCAGTAAGGATAAAAATCGGATCAGGCGCACCGGAAGCAAACGTTGTCTTGCCGATCCCCTCGACACCATAAACCATGATGCGAGGGGCGGCGATTGTCGCGTTTCGCTTGATGCTTTTAAGATCAAACGCCATTATTCTTCAATCCTTTCAATTGATACTGAAACTTTGGCTGGCTTCATGGTGATAACGTCCGACATACGCAGCCATACCTCGGGCCTGTACATACGGATTTCTTTAAGCTTGGTTTCGTTGAGGTCTTTTTTGTGACGCACGACCTGGTATTCGTCAGGCCAGTCCGCAGACATAGCCTCCAGCGCGTCACAATCGCCCTTGTAGATCATCTTGGAATCTAGGGTTAGCTTGTAGCCGCTGCCCAGCTTCAGGCTCATGCGGCCTTCTGCATTGGGCCTTACGATGGCAAGAATATCTTTTTCGATACCAATGCGCTTATCGTTAGCCGCTTTTTCTTCTGCCTTGGCGGCAAGCCAAGATAGCGTCAAAGTCTCTAGTTGTTCGTCTGTTGTCATTTGCATGTTCCTTCTGCTCACGGCGCAATAGGTACATGATCATGCGGCAAAGGCAATATGATTTTTTATTTTTATTTTGCTTGAAAACATATTCGATGCGTGTACGTTCCAAGGTCGTCCAAAACAGGAGAACGACACATGGCATCCATCAAGGGGCGGTGCGAACCCGCCTATAATATCGTAGTAAGACTTGGCGGCGTTACACGCACAGCCGAGCTGTTAGAAATCACGCAATCCGCCGTTAGCCGCTGGCTTATTCCGGCAACAAGCAATGGCACGGAAGGCCGCATACCCCAGCGTTATTGGGATAATATTCTAAAATTCGCCTCAAAACACAACATAAGAATCGACGTTTACGATCTATCAGGCCAACCCCGTCATCACTGAGGCCACAATGCTTAATTCAGAGTTCCTATCCGTCGCCTATGGGCGGCTGCGGGACACCTATGGCTGGACGACTAGCTTTGCATCTGATCCAAATCAGAGCGAGCCAGGCGCTTGGTCAGGTAACCCGTATATGGATACCCCGGCACACCGATCCCTAATTGATCGGCGGGAAAGCAACAACAATTTTTTCTGTGTTTCCATTATGGGAACAACGGACAAGAAACGGCGGTCCAAAGATTGTTTCTTACGCATGGCCGTCTTGCTGGCGGATGATGCTAGCCCAGACGATCTTTTTGGAAACCCGTCATATATTTTTGAGACCTCACCCGGCAATCACCAGATCGGGATATTCCTAGACGCTGGCGACCCTGATACTGCCAATAGGCCGCTGCTAGATGCGGTCTTGCAGGTTATGGCCGCAAGCAAGCTTATCAATGCCGATTCTAGCGGCAATAACGTGGTGCGCTACGGTCGATTGCCTGTCGGTTGCAACACCAAACAGCGCGACACTGGCACATTCCAAACCAAAATCATCTATTACAAAACAAATGCCACATACACCCTAGCGGATGCGGTCGCCACGTTTGGGCTTGACCTAGAAGAAATCCGCCAAAATATAAACACGACCCCCGCAAAAACACAAAATCTAAACAATTCAACAGGCACAGCAGTAGACCTGTACAGAAATCTGATCAACCCAAACCTAGACGAACGCTCTTACCACGACCCGCTTATGAAGCTATCGGCGGCAATGGTCGCAGCGGGCATGGCACCAGGCGCGGTAGTGAATAACCTTCGCTCTCTCATGCTGGCGATCCAACCTGAAACAACGGGTGAGGAGTTTGCCCGCTGGGAAGCCCGCTACGGCTCCGAGTTATCAAGGATGGTAACCTCAGCCGAAAAATATGCTCCTGCCCGTCAGGAAGCGTTACAGGGCGATGTATTCGTATCCGAAGAACAATTGGAGGAGATGACCAAGAATGTCCGCTGGCTAGTCAAGGGCCTGGTGCCCGAGGATAGCATGGGGATGATCTTTGGTGCGTCAGGGACGTATAAATCCTTTATTGCAATTGATATGGCCCTGCATATCGCGCACGGGATGAACTGGGCAGGTCTTAGGACTAAGCAAGGCCCAGTCGCCTATATCGCGGCAGAAGGCGGCGCAGGTATTAGCCGCCGTTTGAAAGCATGGCGCAATCAGTTTGGGTTAGTCGAAACCAATAACCTGCACATTTGCATCACGCCCTTTCTTTTGACGGCGCAGGAGGAAATGGCGCATCTGAAAGCGGCCATTGCCAAGTTCCCTCAGCCGCCTAGCGTGGTGATCATTGACACCTTATCCCAGACATTCAGCGGCGACGAAAATTCGTCCAGCGATATTGGGACATATCTCAGAATGATCAATAGCGAGATCCGAGCGGCGTTTAACTGTACCGTGATAGTTATTCACCATACAGGCCATAGTGCGGCAGAACGTCCTCGTGGTTCGTCCGCCATTACCGCTAACCTGGACTTCATTCTTGGCGTGTTCAAGCCTGATCCAGAGGCATCGCGGGCCAAGGTCGGCGTTCACAAGATGAAGGACGGCGATAAGGTGGACGACCTATTTTTCAATATGACAAGGCTCGTCTTGGGTCAGGATAGCGACGGCGACGAAATTTCGTCATTGGTCGCGGCGCATGATGCGGCTGGCGGCGGGCCTAAGTCGTTCAAGGCCAGCAAATATGATTCGATGATTCTTGGCCTTATGCCCGACAAGCGCCAGGTTACGGAAAAAGATATGCGCGAGGAAGCGGGGAAAGGCTCAGAAGAAAGCGACCGGACAATTTACCAAGGGATAAAGCGTTCCCTTGATAAACTGCACCGGGCCGGAATGATTCGTAGTTTTGGAATAGGGGTATGGGGGCGGGTAGATTAACCCGCCATTGTGGCTCGCCCTTGGTTGACCTTTCACATAACGCCGCGATTCAATGCGGCGTTCTTCTTCTTGTATTTGGCTGGGGTCAGTCCGCTAACGCAAAGCTTCTTATGGGCAGGACAATAAGCCGAGCCTTCAGCTTTTGCGTCACCGCACATGATGGCCTGGTCCATATCGCCATAAGGCAGGGCTTCGGCGATATATCTGCATCCATTGGGTCTGATCCTCGTTAGGGTGGCGGCAAACAGGCCGCGTGGCTCGTTATTAACAACCATAGCAACAACCTCCTTTTTAAGAGTAGGCTTGGGCTTGATAGCTTTGGCCTTGGGTGCCTTCCACAATTTAATTTTGGGTACCGAGATCGTAGGTCTATAGATTCGCTTAGCGGTATCAATAACGCCGCGCAGTTTCATCCGGTGAATCTTACCGCAAATCATGTTGCGGGTCGGTGCGCCAATAGCCTTGGCAATCTCGGTGGCGGTATGGCCCGCTAGATATAGCTGGACCATTAGGTCTGTGCGTTCTTGTGTCCAGAAATCGTCTGTCATGTGGTTCCCCATTGGTCCGCCATTGCGTTAGCGATACCAGAAAAAGTAGTTGCGGCTATTTTCCAACGGTTTTTATTGGTTCCGCTGGTTATGTGTGACCATTTGCTCATTCGGTTGCCGTTTTTCTTAACGTAAAACTCGCCTTTTCCAACAATTTTGGTTGGCTCCAATAAAGGCAAATCTTTAAGCCATAGGCAAGTTGGTTTGTTTGCTTCATGCCCATATTGCCAAGGCTGAATGATCTGGCTTGGTTTGCGCCAATTCTTATTAAGCCAACCTATTGGGTTTTCGATGGCTATTTTGGCAATTGGCGCATCCGCCAGGCGTTGAACAAATTCAGCGGCTTCATAAGTCAACGGCCAACGCTCTGGCCGCTTATGATTCCACCAAACGCCCATATTGCAAAGATAAGTGCAGGGCGGGTGGGCTATCATCAAATCCCAATCATCCATAATGATATCAAAAATATTGCCCTCATAATGCCATGCAGGGTCAGCGTCGGTCGGTAATAGGTCACAAGACCATGCGTCATGCCCTCTTGCGCGGAAGGCGTCCCTTACGGTCCCGCTATATTCGCAAGCCACCAGTACCCTCATGCTGGCTCCAATGGTTTGCTATTACCGCCGCGCTTGTTCTTACGCTTGGCGACCAGGGCGGCATAATATGCGCTATCGCCCCGGCTCTTTGTTGCGCCCTTGGTAGCGCCGCCCTTGGCCCCTATGGCCGCAAAGTGTTCCGGTGTGCCTGGTGGTGCGGTCATTTCAGATGCTCCCCTGCTGCGATACACCCAGCGGCAATGCCCCAAGTTTCCAATCGCAGCCAAGCCACGATTTTTGCCCGCTCTTCCAAATACGCCGCCTCACGATGATCTCTAAATTCTTCAGCCAGACTGAATAAATCAATAGATTTTATCCAGTCTGCCGCCGCTTCATAATCGGTTTTCATTTCAGATGTTTTCATTCCTGATGTGCCCCGCATTCAATTGAAATGGCTATTGCCGCCAACCATTGATCCTTATGCTCTTCAGCAAGCCTTATAAGATATTCTGCGATCTTTTCCCGCTCTTCCATCTGTCCTTCTCTTTTCGAAACCAGATATTCAAGCGGGGTATACATATTTTGATCGGCGTTTAAATCAGTCATCTTCTTCCTCCTTATCTAGCCAGCACCGGACATACCAGTGCTTTCCATAGCTATCGATTTCTGTTTGTGGGTAACCTTCGGCTAAGATCCATGCCCGCATGTGCGGAACCTGATCGGCCGGGCAAAGCTTGGGGAAGCCCCAGCGCCACCCAGACGGTGGATCAACCCATGTGTCCTTATTCATCTGATGCTTC